ATGAGACGAACATTTACAGCAGAGGAAAAAGCCTCTGTTTTTGAACTATGGAAGAACGGAACAGGCTTCAGTGAAATAGCGAATATCCTGGGTTCAAAACCCGGAACGATCTTCACTATGTTAAGGGATACTGGCGGCATAAAACCCCATGAGCGTAAGCGGGCTGTAGCTCACCTGACACTGTCTGAGCGCGAGGAGATACGAGCTGGTTTGTCAGCCAAAATGAGCATTCGTGCGATAGCTACTGCGCTGAATCGCAGTCCTTCGACGATCTCACGTGAAGTTCAGCGTAATCGGGGCAGACGCTATTACAAAGCTGTTGATGCTAATAACCGAGCCAACAGAATGGCGAAAAGGCCAAAACCGTGCTTACTGGATCAAAATTTACCATTGCGAAAGCTTGTTCTGGAAAAGCTGGAGATGAAATGGTCTCCAGAGCAAATATCAGGATGGTTAAGGCGAACAAAACCACGTCAAAAAACGCTGCGAATATCACCTGAGACAATTTATAAAACGCTGTACTTTCGTAGCCGTGAAGCGCTACACCACCTGAATATACAGCATCTGCGACGGTCGCATAGCCTTCGCCATGGCAGGCGTCATACCCGCAAAGGCGAAAGAGGTACGATTAACATAGTGAACGGAACACCAATTCACGAACGTTCCCGAAATATCGATAACAGACGCTCTCTGGGACATTGGGAGGGCGATTTAGTCTCAGGTACAAAAAACTCTCATATAGCCACACTTGTAGACCGAAAATCACGTTATACGATCATCCTTAGACTCAGGGGCAAAGATTCTGTCTCAGTAAATCAGGCTCTTACCGACAAATTCCTGAGTTTACCGTCAGAACTCAGAAAATCACTGACATGGGACAGAGGAATGGAACTGGCCAGACATCTAGAATTTACTGTCAGCACCGGCGTTAAAGTTTACTTCTGCGATCCTCAGAGTCCTTGGCAGCGGGGAACAAATGAGAACACAAATGGGCTAATTCGGCAGTACTTTCCTAAAAAGACATGTCTTGCCCAATATACTCAACATGAACTAGATCTGGTTGCTGCTCAGCTAAACAACAGACCGAGAAAGACACTGAAGTTCAAAACACCGAAAGAGATAATTGAAAGGGGTGTTGCATTGACAGATTGAATCTACACTCTCGATTCGTAGTGCCTCGTTGCGTTTGTTTGCACGAACCATATGTAAGTATTTCCTTAGATAACAATTGATTGAATGTATGCAAATAAATGCATACACCATAGGTGTGGTTTAATTGGATGCCCTTTTTCAGGGCTGTGATGTGTAAGAGCGGTGTTATTTATGCTGTTGTTTTTTTGTTACTCGGGAAGGGCTTTACCTCTTCCGCATAAACGCTTCCATCTGCGTTTATAGTTAAAAAAATCTTTCGGCCTGCATGAATGGCCTTGTTAATCGCGCTTTGATATACGCCGAGATCTTTAGCCGTCTTGGTTTGCCCAAAGCGCATTGCATAATCTTTCAGGGTTATGCGTTGTTCCATAGAACCTCCTTAGTACATGCAATTATTATCACCGCTAGAGGTAAAACAGTCAACACGCACGGTGTTAGATATTTATCCCTTGCGGTGATAGATTTAATGTATGAGCGCAAAAAAGAAACCGTTAACACAAGAGCAGCTTGAGGACGCACGTCGCCTTAAAGCTATTTATGAAAAAAAGAAAAATGAACTTGGCTTATCTCAGGAATCTGTCGCAGACAAGATGGGGATGGGGCAGTCAGGCGTTGGTGCTTTATTTAATGGTATCAATGCATTAAATGCTTATAACGCCGCATTGCTTGCAAAAATTCTCAACGTTAGCGTTGAAGAATTTAGCCCTTCAATCGCCAGAGAAATCTACGAGATGTATGAAGCGGTTAGTATGCATCCGTCACTTAGAAGTGAGTATGAGTACCCTGTTTTTTCTCATGTTCAGGCCGGGATGTTCTCGCCTGAGCTTAGAACCTTTACCAAAAGTGATGCGGAGAAATGGGTAAGCACAACTAAAAAAGCCAGTGGCTCTGCATTCTGGCTTGAGGTTGAAGGTAATTCCATGACCGCACCAACAGGCTACAAGCCAAGCTTTCCTGACGGGATGTTAATTCTTGTTGACCCTGAGCAGACTGTTGAGCCTGGTGATTTCTGCATAGCCAGACTTGGTGGTGACGAGTTTACCTTCAAGAAACTGATCAGGGATAGCGGTCAGGTGTTTCTACAGCCACTAAACCCACAATACCCAATGATCCCATGCAATGAGAGTTGTTCCGTTGTGGGGAAAGTTATCGCCAGCCAATGGCCTGAAGAGACGTTTGGGTGATGAAACCACTTTTATCTACAATTTACAGGGCGGTAAACATTGGCAAAAATAGATGATTATCAGCCAAGCCAAGTAGAAGTTGATAAAGTACTTTATTGTAAAAAAATAGTTAACTTTTCTGGCGTTAAATGGAAACAGAAACCAAGTCGCTCTGATATGTGGCTACAAGCTCATATCATCCCCTTGGATGAGGATTGTATACCTATACAAGGGCTAAAGTTTGAACTGAAATGGAAACCAGATCAGGATTCAGAACCTGATGACCCGATTTCTTACCCTAAAATAAATATTATTGCTTTCTATCATAACAAGAGGGTTTTCGCGGTAGATACCTATCACTTTGACAAACACACGAATAGTTACAAGGTCGATCATCCGAAGTACCAAGATATCATTTACGGTGCTCATTACCATGTATACTATGAAGAAGCTGGATACTATAGTGATAGAATAGCGTTTCCAATCGAAGATGACATAAACCCAGATGACCTGGTAGGGTATTGGAATTACTTCTGTAAACATCTGAACATAACTTACTCTGGGAGAATACCTTTACCGCTTGAAGATGAGTCGGGGCAAATGGGGTTTGGAATATGATGTGCTCAACAGTGATCTCACAACTAGGTTTCGAATGCCATCCAATAGGCAAGACCTTGAGAATTATCAGTCCATTCACTTACTGTGATGATGGAGAGCATGTCGGTGCCTTTATCCGTGAAGTCAATGGTAGGTATTTAGTTAGTGACAGATGCGATGCCTTAATGAATATGGAGGCAAGAGGGATCTCGCTTACCAAAAAACGACTTGATGAGATACGACAATTACTGCTTAAAGAAGGCGCAGAACTCAATGCTCGAGGAGAAATCATTGCTTGGGCAACAGAAAAGGATGTCGGTGCGATTACATCGAACATAATTAGAGCTGGTATACTCGCATCAACTTTGTCGTTAGACTGGTATCAGCCAGTTCAAGCTGAAAAGTTTGAAAGTATGGTTATTGATTATCTATATCACACAGAGCTTAGAGAGGCACTTTCTCTTCGTGAAAACGTATATGGCTTGAGTGGACATCAAATTACCGTCCCTGTAACAATAAAAACCGACATACCTAAATACGTTTTTACATCAAGCGTGAAACACGGAGGAAGCTGGAATAGTGCTTACTCATTGCTTGGGAAACTAATTGATCTTAAAGCTTCAAGTGAGGAGTATAACAACAGATTTGTTGTTATAGACAGCGAAGCAATTGGTGATCAAATGCAACAACTCTCCTTACTCTTCCATGAATCAAGCCAAGTTCTACCATTCTCCAAAAGAGAGACTTGGATTAAGAGACTTGCAGCATAATACAACCCGGCCTCAGCGCCGGGTTTTCTTTGCCTCACGATCGCCCCACCTAAAAACACATAACCAATTGTATTTATTGGAAAATAAATAGATACAACTCACTAAACAACGCAATTCTGATCTCTCCTTACATCGCCGAGGCAATACACTCACTCGAAAAAATAAATCCATATAAAAAACATACAGATAACCATTTGCGGTGATAAAATATCTCTAGCGGTGTTGACACAAATACCACTAGCGGTGATACTTAGCTCGTCAGCAGGACGCACTAACCACCATTGAAGGTGAGGCTCTTAAAAATTTAGCCCTGAAGAAGGGCAGCATTCAAAGCAGAAAGCTTTGAGTAGCGCGAAATGCAGCTGCAAGACAGCAACCGTGGGGATAAGCATCACGGCGCGTTACTCAAAGCTAACTGACAGGAGAATCCAGATGGATGCACAAACACGCCGCCGCGAACGTCGCGCAGAGAAACAGGCTCAATGGAAAGCAGCAAATCCCCTGTTGGTTGGGGTAAGCGCAAAACCAGTTAACCGCCCTATTCTCTCGCTGAATCGCAAACCGAAATCACGAGTAGAAAGCGCACTGAATCCGATAGACCTTACAGTGCTGGCTGAATACCACGAACAGATTGAAAGCAACCTGCAACGTATTGAGCGCAAGAATCAGCGCACATGGTACAGCAAGCCTGGCGAACGCGGCATAACATGCAGTGGACGCCAGAAAATTAAGGGAAAATCGATTCCTCTTACCTAGTTACTTAGATATTGGCCTTGGCTTTATCTCAATATTATATGGATCATAGCTGGCAACTAATTCAGTCCAGTAAATATCCTCAATAGGGAATAATATATGCTTCCCGTTCCATCGGGAAAAAGTTTTGTTCAACACACCAAGCTCAATCAACTCACTAATGTATGGGAATTGTTTTGATGTAACCACATACTTCCTGCCTTCATTAAGGGCTGCGCACAAAACCATAGATTGCTCTTCTGTAAGGTTTTGAATTACCGATCGCACTTTATCGTTTTGCATCTTAATGCGTTTTCTTAGCTTAAATCGCTTATATCTGGCGCTGGCAATAGCTGATAATCGATGCACATTAATTGCTAGCGAAAATGCAAGAGCAAAGACGAAAACATGCCACACATGAGGAATACCGATTCTCTCATTAACATATTCAGGCCAGTTATCTGGGCTTAAAAGCAGAAGTCCAACCCAGATAACGATCATATACATGGTTCTCTCCAGAGGTTCATTACTGAACACTCGTCCGAGAATAACGAGTGGATCCATTTCTATACTCATCAAACTGTAGGGGTTGTAATAGTTTATCCGATTTCTCGCTGTAGGGGTACACGAGAACCACCGAGCCTGATGTGGTTAAAAGACAGGCACAATCTTTACTACCGCAATCCACTATTTAAGGTGATATATGGAAGAAGAATTTGAAGAGTTCGAAGAGCATCCGCAGGATGTAATGGAACAGTACCAGGACTATCCGTATGACTACGACTATTGATAAGAATCAATGGTGTGGACAATTCAAGCGATGCAATGGATGCAAGCTGCAATCGGAATGCATGGTTAAGCCTGAAGAAATGTTTCCTGTAATGGAAGATGGGAAATATGTCGATAAATGGGCAATACGAACGACGGCAATGATTGCCAGAGAACTTGGTTAACAGAACAACAAAGCTGCCTGATAGTGGCCTTTCTTTTTGGCATAAATAACAGAATAAACACTGCACTGTGTATTCATTCCAACGAGTGAATACACGGAGCAATGTCGCTCGTAACTAAACAGGAGCCGACTTGTTCTGATTATTGGAAATCTTCTTTGCCCTCCAGTGTGAGGGCGATTTTTTATCTATGAGGATATGAACAGATGTCAAACATCAAAAAATACATCATTGATTACGACTGGAAAGCATCAATAGAAATTGAAATCGACCATGACGTAATGACAGAGGAAAAACTTCACCAGATTAATAATTTCTGGTCAGACTCTGAATACCGACTCAATAAACACGGCTCTGTATTAAATGCTGTATTAATCATGCTGGCGCAACATGCTCTGCTTATAGCAATTTCAAGCGACTTAAATGCATATGGTGTTGTGTGTGAGTTCGACTGGAATGATGGAAATGGTCAGGAAGGATGGCCTCCAATGGATGGTAGCGAAGGAATAAGAATTACCGATATCGATACATCAGGAATATTTGATTCAGATGATATGACTATCAAAGCCGCCTGAGCGCGGCGTTACCGCATACCAATAACGCTTCACTCGAGGCGTTTTTCGTTATGTATAAATAAGGAGCACACCATGCAATATGCCATTGCAGGGTGGCCTGTTGCTGGCTGCCCTTCCGAATCTTTACTTGAACGAATCACCCGTAAATTACGTGACGGATGGAAACGCCTTATCGACATACTTAATCAGCCAGGAGTCCCAAAAAATGGATCAAACACTTATGGCTATCCAGACTAAATTCACTATCGCCACTTTTATTGGCGATGAAAAGATGTTTCGTGAGGCCGTCGACGCTTATAAAAAATGGATATTAATACTGAAACTGAGATCAAGCAAAAGCATTCACTAACCCCCTTTCCTGTTTTCCTAATCAGCCCGGCATTTCGCGGGCGATATTTTCACAGCTATTTCAGGAGTTCAGCCATGAACGCTTATTACATTCAGGATCGTCTTGAGGCTCAGAGCTGGACGCGTCACTACCAGCAGCTCGCCCGTGAAGAGAAAGAGGCAGAACTGGCAGACGACATGGAAAAAAGCCTGCCCCAGCACCTGTTTGAATCGCTATGCATCGATCATTTGCAACGCCACGGGGCCAGCAAAAAAGCCATTACCCGTGCGTTTGATGACGATGTTGAGTTTCAGGAGCGCATGGCAGAACACATCCGGTACATGGTTGAAACCATTGCTCACCACCAGGTTGATATTGATTCAGAGGTATAAAACGGATGAGTACAGCACTCGCAACGCTGGCTGGGAAGCTGGCTGAACGTGTCGGCATGGATTCTGTCGACCCACAGGAACTGATCACCACTCTTCGCCAGACGGCATTTAAAGGTGATGCCAGCGATGCGCAGTTCATCGCATTGTTGATCGTCGCCAACCAGTACGGCCTTAATCCGTGGACGAAAGAAATTTACGCCTTCCCTGACAAGCAGAACGGCATCGTTCCGGTGGTGGGCGTTGATGGCTGGTCCCGTATCATCAATGAAAACCAGCAGTTTGATGGCATGAACTTTGAGCAGGACAATGAATCATGTACATGCCGGATTTACCGCAAGGACCGTAATCATCCGATCTGCGTTACCGAGTGGATGGATGAATGCCGCCGCGAACCATTCAAAACCCGCGAAGGCAGAGAAATCACCGGACCGTGGCAGTCGCATCCCAAACGGATGTTACGGCATAAAGCCATGATTCAGTGTGCCCGTCTGGCCTTCGGATTTGCTGGTATCTATGACAAGGATGAAGCCGAGCGCATTGTCGAAAATACTGCATACACTGCAGAACGTCAGCCGGAACGCGACATCACTCCGGTTAACGATGAAACCATGCAGGAGATTAACACTCTGCTGATCGCCCTGGATAAAACATGGGATGACGACTTATTGCCGCTCTGTTCCCAGATATTTCGCCGCGACATTCGCGCATCGTCAGAACTGACACAGGCCGAAGCAGTGAAAGCTCTTGGATTCCTGAAACAGAAAGCCACTGAGCAGAAGGTGGCAGCATGACACCGGACATTATCCTGCAGCGTGCCGGGATCGACGTGAGAGCTGTCGAACAGGGAGATGATGCGTGGCACAAATTACGGCTCGGCGTCATCACAGCTTCAGAAGTTCATAACGTAATAGCAAAACCCCGCTCCGGAAAAAAGTGGCCTGACATGAAAATGTCCTACTTCCACACCCTGCTGGCTGAGGTTTGCACCGGTGTGGCTCCGGAAGTTAATGCTAAGGCGCTGGCCTGGGGAAAACAGTACGAGAACGACGCCAGAGCCCTGTTTGAGTTTACTTCCGGCGTGAATGTTACTGAATCCCCGATCATCTATCGCGACGAAAGTATGCGCACCGCCTGCTCTCCCGATGGTTTATGCAGTGACGGCAACGGCCTTGAACTGAAATGCCCGTTTACCTCCCGGGATTTCATGAAATTCCGGCTCGGTGGTTTCGAGGCCATAAAGTCGGCTTACATGGCCCAGGTGCAGTACAGCATGTGGGTGACGCGAAAAGATGCCTGGTACTTTGCCAACTATGACCCACGAATGAAGCGTGAAGGCCTGCATTATGTCGTGGTTGAGCGGGATGAAAATTACATGGCGAGTTTTGACGAGATGGTGCCGGAGTTCATCGAAAAAATGGACGAGGCACTGGCTGAAATTGGTTTTGTATTTGGGGAGCAATGGCGATGACGCATCCTCACGATAATATCCGGGTGGGCGCGATCACTTTCGTCTACTCCATTACAAAGCGAGGCTGGGTATTTCCCGGCCTTTCTGTTATCAGAAATCCCCTGAAAGCACAGCGACTGGCTGAGGAGATAAATAATAAACGGGGAGCTGTATGCACAAAGCATCTCCCGTTGAGTTAAGAACGAGTATCGAGATGGCACATAGCCTCGCTCAAATTGGAGTCAGGTTTGTGCCAATATCAGTAGAAACAGACGAAGAATTTCATACGTTAGCCGCATCCCTTTCACAAAAGCTGGAAATGATGGTGGCGAAAGCAGAAGCAGATGAGAGAGACCAGGTATGACAACCACTGAATGCATTTTTCTGGCAGCGGGCTTCATATTCTGTGTGCTTATGCTTGCCGACATGGGGCTTGTTCAATGACACCTCAGCAAGAAAACGCCCTTCGCAGCATTGCCCGTCAGGCTAATTCTGAAATCAAAAAAGCCAGACAGCAGTTTCCGGATAAAAACGTCGATGACATTTGCCGTAGCGTACTAAAGAAGCACCGCGAAACGGTAACGCTGATGGGATTCACACCGACTCATTTAAGCCTGGCGATCGGCATGTTGAACGGCGTCTTTAAGGAACGGTGAACATGAAAAGCAAAATCATCAGGGAGCTACAGGCTCCTTTTTTATTATTCGCATTCACCCTCAAGCGTATTAACCAACAATTCAGGGATTAATGAAAGATGGCAGACATAATTGATTCAGCATCAGAAATTGAAGAATTACAGCGCAACACAGCAATAAAAATGCGCCGCCTGAACCACCAGGCTATATCTGCCACTCATTGTTGTGAGTGTGGCGATCCGATAGATGAACGAAGACGACTGGCCGTTCAGGGTTGTCGGACTTGTGCCAGTTGCCAGCAAGATCTGGAGCTTATCAGTAAACAGAGAGGTTCGAAGTGAGCGAAATTAACTCTCAGGCACTGCGTGAAGCGGCAGAGAAAGCCGGTGAAGATAAGTGGCAGGCTAAAAAAATAAATGGTGATTTTTTCGTTATTCGTCACGGTAGTTATACAAGACAGCATGGCTACACATCGTATCAACCCATTGCGGAGATTGATTGTAAGCCAGTCCGGGATTTTGTTGCCAAGGCTAATCCGGCTACCGTGCTGGAATTACTGGATGAACTGGAAGCAGCAAAAAAGCGCATTGCAGAACTGGAAGCGCGGGAAATACTGCTCCCGGAACGTAGCAGCATGCTTCATCGAACAGATTTTCACGATGATTACCAAACGGTAATGGCATACAAAGTTTCTGAAGTCATCGATGCAATCCGCGCTACTGGCATTCGCATCAAAGGAGAGTGAGATGATTCACTACCACGGTGGGCCTATTACTCCTGATACGTGCGCAATGAGAGCATGGAAAGGGCGACATGCGTTTATCAGTTTTGCGCATTCAGGCCAGATCAATCTCGCGGCTGAATACTGTCAGTCGTTCGCGCTGGACAACGGTGCATTCACCGCCTGGAAAGCAGCTGGCAAAAACAAAATCGACTGGAGCGATTACTACGAGTTTGTTGCTCGCTGGAAGAATCACCCAGGATTCGATTTTGCCATTATCCCGGATGTTATTGATGGCGGAGAGGAGGAAAATGATGCGCTTCTGAATGAGTGGCCTCACGGAAAACTAGCTGGCGTTCCAGTGTGGCACATGAATGAAAGTGACGAGCGATTTATTCATTTGTGCAATGAGTTTCCGCGAGTGGCTATCGGTAGTTGTGGCGACTATGACGTAAAGCGCCCAACTCTTGCGGTAGCCAGAATGAAAGACCTGATTCGTCACATTGTTGATGGGCATGGTCAGCCGGTTACGAAACTACATGGATTGCGCATGTTAAATCCGCTGATATTCACAAAATTACCCTTAGCCAGCGCAGATAGTACGAACGTCGCTCGAAACATCGGTATTGATAAAGCCTGGTCTGGGGCTTATGCACCTGCAAGTAAAGAGACACGCGCAGCATTAATGGTAGAACGGATTGAGGCACACAATAGCCCTGGTTCTCTTGCGTATTGTGAACAACGCGACCGCTTTGAAATGCAATTGCAACTAGCAGTTTAAGGACTAACAAATGACCACTATTACCAAAGAACGTATTGAATTGTTCATTAAAAATCCGCTTGAAAACGGGCTTACTCGTGGCGAACAAATGGAACTGGCACGAATTGCACTGGCATCACTGGGAGCAGAACCTGTAAGCCAAACTTACAACTTGCCAGAATTAATCGAAGGCATGGAGGTTTCCATTGATGTAAGCACTTGTGATGCGGATTTAGGTAATCGCTATTTCGGTACCGTCACCGAGGCGTTAGAACTTGATACTGCCAAGAATGGTTACATCCTCCTGGTTCAGGACGCAGAGCCAAACTTCGATATAAATGGCAATTCTCCGGTAACTCCGGATGGTTGGGTTATAGTGCCGAAGAAACTAACCGCTGAGAACGGCGCTAAGGGTGTGCTATCCGGTGAATTTTCAGAAACTACGTTTATAAGCTGCCCGGAATGCTTTGGTGATGATGATTGCGAAACTTGTGACGGCAGCGGAAGAATCGAAATCAAGGTTCCAGTCAGTTGGACAACTATCAAAACTATTTGGGCTAAAGGGTGTGAGTACTTTTCAATAGTAGCACCGCAGCAAGATGGGTGATGAAAACAAGTATTTATAACTTAAAAGCATTAAAAAATCGCTTATAGATCAAAAGAAATCTACGTCAAATATTACTATATTTCAATGTGTTATAATTACCCCGTCCATAAAATGGGGGGACACAAAATGTTCAAACGCTGCATCACCAAGTGTGGAAGCACACCTGACATCCAAGCTTTTATTAATGAAGATGGTAAGCTTGTTGTTGAGAGGAGTGGTCCTTTTATTAGCAAACAACTTATCATTACCTCTCCAGCGGAGATGGCCGGGGAATGGATAGTTTCTGAACCAGAGGAGTTGCACATCCCGCTTCCTTATGGCCCTCAGGGACTGATTTATAACCGTTATGTTCAGAAGGAGGCGGGTTGACAATGTCAGGCATAACATCGCCGAGAAATCGAAAGAAAAACAGAACAAGGTAAACGTTGACCTTGCAGCATCAGGCATGGAGTACAGAGAGCGCCTTAACATACCTGTTATCACTGAGCAGGTATCATGAGAGCAACCTGAGCACTCACGCGAGTATTTCATGGAGCGCATCAGATACTATCGCGAGCAGTCGTTAAACATGCCCAAGGGAAGCAACCCATGGTATATCGATATGGATGAACAGAACGCCAAGAAGTAAACGCAATTTGAACGAATGCGAACCCGCCGAGTGCGGGTTTTCTTTTATCTGAACTCGCTACGGCGAGTTTTGTTTTATGGCGATGATAAATGCACTTCCGAGTTACAGGTGAATGGAATGGAGAACCATTCAACAGAGTTATCGAAGCCGAGAACATCAGCGACTGCTATAACCACTGGATGCTGTGGGCGCAGATAGCACATGCAGACGTAACCAATATTCGAATTGAAGAACTGAAAGAACACCAAGCCGCCTGATGGCGGTTTTTTCTTGCGTGTAATTGCGGAGACTTTGCGATGTACTTGACACTTCAGGAGTGGAACGCTCGCCAGCGACGCCCAAGAAGCCTTGAAACAGTTCGTCGATGGGTGCGCGAATGCAGGATATTCCCTCCTCCGGTTAAGGATGGAAGAGAATATCTGTTCCACGAATCAGCGGTAAAGGTTGACTTAAATCGACCAGTAACAGGTAGCCTTTTGAAGAGGATCAGAAATGGGAAGAAGGCGAAGTCATGAGCGCCGGGATTTACCCCCTAACCTTTATATAAGAAACAATGGATATTACTGCTACAGGGACCCAAGGACGGGTAAAGAGTTTGGATTAGGCCGAGACAGGCGAATCGCAATCACTGAAGCTATACAGGCCAACATTGAGTTATTTTCAGGACACAAACACAAGCCTCTGACAGCGAGAATCAACAGTGATAATTCCGTTACGTTACATTCATGGCTTGATCGCTACGAAAAAATCCTGGCCAGCAGAGGAATCAAGCAGAAGACACTCATAAATTACATGAGCAAAATTAAAGCAATAAGGAGGGGTCTGCCTGATGCTCCACTTGAAGACATCACCACAAAAGAAATTGCGGCAATGCTCAATGGATACATAGACGAGGGCAAGGCGGCGTCAGCCAAGTTAATCAGATCAACACTGAGCGATGCATTCCGAGAGGCAATAGCTGAAGGCCATATAACAACAAACCCTGTCGCTGCCACTCGCGCAGCAAAATCAGAGGTAAGGAGATCAAGACTTACGGCTGACGAATACCTGAAAATTTATCAAGCAGCAGAATCATCACCATGTTGGCTCAGACTTGCAATGGAACTGGCTGTTGTTACCGGGCAACGAGTTGGTGATTTATGCGAAATGAAGTGGTCTGATATCGTAGATGGATATCTTTATGTCGAGCAAAGCAAAACAGGCGTAAAAATTGCCATCCCAACAGCATTGCATGTTGATGCTCTCGGAATATCAATGAAGGAAACACTTGATAAATGCAAAGAGATTCTTGGCGGAGAAACCATAATTGCATCTACTCGTCGCGAACCGCTTTCATCCGGCACAGTATCAAGGTATTTTATGCGCGCACGAAAAGCATCAGGTCTTTCCTTCGAAGGGGATCCGCCTACCTTTCACGAGTTGCGCAGTTTGTCTGCAAGACTCTATGAGAAGCAGATAAGCGATAAGTTTGCTCAACATCTTCTCGGGCATAAGTCGGACACCATGGCATCACAGTATCGTGATGACAGAGGCAGGGAGTGGGACAAAATTGAAATCAAATAATGATTTTATTTTGACTGATAGTGACCTGTTCGTTGCAACAAATTGATAAGCAATGCTTTTTTATAATGCCAACTTAGTATAAAAAAGCAGGCTTCAACGGATTCATTTTTCTATTTCATAGCCCGGAGCAACCTGTGAACACATTTTCAGTTTCCCGTCTGGCGCTGGCATTGGCTTTTGGCGTGACGCTGACCGCCTGTAGCTCAACACCACCCGATCAACGTCCTTCTGATCAAACCGCGCCTGGTACCTCTTCTCGCCCGATTCTGTCGGCAAAAGAAGCGCAGAATTTCGATGCTCAACACTATTTTGCATCCCTGACACCAGGTGCTGCAGCGTGGAATCCTTCCCCGATTACCCTGCCTGCGCAACCTGACTTTGTTGTCGGCCCGGCGGGTACTCAAGGTGTAACGCATACCACGATTCAGGCGGCGGTAGATGCGGCAATTATCAAGCGCACTAACAAGCGCCAGTATATTGCCGTGATGCCTGGTGAGTATCAGGGAACGGTGTATGTCCCTGCTGCTCCGGGTGGAATTACTCTGTACGGTACAGGTGAAAAACCGATTGATGTGAAGATTGGGCTTTCCCTTGATGGGGGCATGAGCCCTGCCGACTGGCGTCACGACGTCAACCCGCGCGGCAAATATATGCCAGGTAAACCAGCGTGGTATATGTACGATAGCTGCCAGAGCAAACGCAGCGACAGTATCGGTGTTCTCTGCTCTGCGGTCTTCTGGTCACAAAACAATGGCCTGCAACTGCAAAATCTGACCATCGAAAACACGCTGGGCGATAGCGTAGATGCAGGTAACCATCCGGCGGTGGCACTGCGTACTGATGGTGACCAGGTACAGATTAACAACGTTAACATTCTCGGTCGTCAGAACACCTTCTTTGTCACCAACAGCGGTGTGCAGAACCGTCTGGAAACCAACCGTCAGCCGCGTACGCTGGTGACCAACAGCTACATTGAAGGGGATGTGGATATCGTTTCTGGTCGCGGCGCAGTGGTGTTCGATAACACCGAATTCCGCGTGGTGAACTCACGTACTCAGCAAGAAGCGTATGTGTTTGCACCGGCTACGCTGTCCAACATTTACTACGGTTTCCTCGCCGTAAACAGCCGTTTCAATGCTTTCGGTGATGGTGTGGCGCAACTGGGCCGCTCGCTGGATGTTGATGCCAATACCAACGGTCAGGTGGTGATCCGTGATAGCGCCATCAACGAAGGTTTTAACACGGCTAAACCGTGGGCCGATGCGGTGATCTCTAATCGTCCGTTTGCGGGTAATACCGGCAGCGTAGATGATAACGACGAAATACAGCGCAATCTGAATGACACTAACTACAACCGCATGTGGGAATACAATAACCGCGGCGTGGGTAGTAAAGTGGTTGCAGAGGCGAAGAAGTAA